ACTCAATTATTAACAATATACTAAGAGCTTAACTGGTGTAATGGGATAAACTTGCTATTTATAGTAAAGAAAGTAAATGGTAGGAATATATAAAATAACATCCCCAACAGGAAAAATATACGTAGGACAAAGTACTAAAATAGAACAACGATTCCAGTACTATGAAAAACTAAACTGCACACAACAGGTAAAGTTACTTAGATCCCTACAAAAATACACACCAGAAAAACATATCTTTGAGATAATTGAAGAATGCAAAAACACTGAATTAAATGAAAAAGAGAGAAGTTGGCAAGAGTACTACAATGTACTAGACTCTAAAGCAGGATTAAATTTGAGATACACTAAAGTGGGTGACAGATCAGGACTAATGTCCGAAGAAACTAAAGATAGAATGAGTGACTCAAAGAAAGGAGAGAAGAACTATATGTTTGGAAAAAAACACTCTGAAGAAACAAAAAAGAAGATATCTGAAAAAAGAAAAGGATATAAGGTAAGTGAAGAGGTTAAACAAAGATTATCTGAACAGAGGTTAGGAATCCCAAAATCAGACAAACAGAGACAAGAAATCTCAGACAGACAGAAGATATCAGAAAAAAATACATTCAGACATATAGTAAAATGTCCGCACTGTAATAAAGAAGGTCAAAAACCAAACATGCTTAGATGGCATTTTGAAAATTGCAAACAAATAAAAAAATAAAAATGAAAAACAATTTCGACATACACCAATGGCAAGCAAGGTACCTAAAAGAGGAAACAGGGATGCCAGTAGATAAAATTGTACAAGCATTAATAGATACTAACGATGGACCCGTTCAGGCATATGGTGCAATATATAGAGCACTTGAAGGTGCATACTACAAACAAGCATCTTTAGATAACATAGCAGAAGCATTAGTGGAAGCATTAGATATTATCGAGCAAGAAGGTGGTCGATTAGACTCCACCGAATTTAGATAAAAAATAACTAACCCACCCCATAAAGGTGGGTTTTTTATGTTTTGAAAATTCCTATGTATTTATTTAAGAATATATCACGATCCCTATGTGATATCTACTTAAAAGTAAAACACTATTACGCTACTACTTAATAAGCGTACGACAAACAAACAAACAAAATTATGTCAAACAAAGATTTATTAAAGCAAGCTATTGCTGAAGCGAAAACTATTCGTGAAGCTGCAATTGCCAACGCTAAAGAAGCCTTAGAAGAAGCATTAACTCCACATCTGAAAGACATGCTTGCTGCAAAATTGCAAGAAATGGACGAAAAAGAAGATGAAGAAGTAGTGGATGAAAACATCTACGAAGCTGAAGAAGAAGAGGTAGAAGCAGAAGAAGGAGAAGAAGGAGAAGAAGGAGAAGAAGGAGCTGAAGAAGAAGAAGAATTAGAAATCGAAGATATGTCTGTTGAAGACTTGAAAGATTTAATTAGAGATATCGTAGCTCAAGAAACAGGTCAAGGTGAAGAAGACGAAATGGAAGCCGGAGAAGAAGGTCCAGAAGGACAAGACGATATGGTAAGCATGGATGATTCACAAGAAATCGACATCAACGAACTTTTAGCTGAGCTAGAAGAAATGGATGACGAAATGGAAGAAGGTAAGAAGTGCGAAATGGAAGGTATGAAAAAGCCAGTAGACGAATACGGTCAGTCGAGCGGAAGCTGGGGTGGCGGTTCAGCAGCAGGAAACTTCTCAGTTAAGAAAGGTCAAAAAGACGAAGGAGAACTTAACAAGATGATAAAAACTATTGCAGCTAAGACAGGAAAAAGTTTTGATGCAATTTCAAATTTCCTATACGGAGGTAAATCAGCTTCTCCACCAGAAATGAGAGGATTCGAAGAATCAGCTCAAGATAAGGAAGATCTAATGGAAGCTCTTAAAGCAGTTAAAATCTTAAGAAACCAACTTCAAGAAGTTAATCTTCTAAACGCAAAATTACTTTATGTAAATAAAGTATTTAAATCAAACAACTTATCTGAAGGTCAAAAAGTAAATGTTATCGCAGCATTCGACAAAGCAGAGACAGTTAAAGAAGTAAAATTAGTTTTCGAAACAGTTTCTAAAAATGTAGTGGCCAAGCCAGCTGCAATTAAAGAGCACAGATCTTTTGCTTCAAAAGCAACAGGTAACGCTAAAACAACTGCACCAAAAGAAATAATCTCAGAAGTATCTGAGCAAGTTCAAAGATGGCAGAAGTTGGCAGGAATCATTAAATCATAAAAATAAAAAAACAAAAACACAACCAAATGAAATTAAATCAATTATTTGAAGGTACCAGTAACTACAAGACTTTACAAGCTGATGCAGCTCGTTTGTCTGGTAAATGGGCCAAATCAGGTTTGTTAGAAGGAATTTCTAACGAAATCGAAAGAAACAACATGGCTATGATTCTTGAGAATCAAGCAAAACAAATTGTATCTGAAGCCAACACAACTGGTCAAGGAGGTATTGGAACTACAAACGGTGCTACTACCTCAACTGGTGCTGAACAATGGGCAGGTGTTGCTTTACCATTAGTACGTAAAGTATTCGCTCAAATCGCAGCTAAAGATTTTGTATCTGTACAACCAATGAACTTACCTTCTGGTCTTGTATTTTACTTAGACTTTAAATATGGTACAACCATAAACGGAAGAAACGCAAACGAAAGCCTTTATGGTAACGCTTCTCAAGCTAATGACAAAATGTCGATAGACGAAGAAGTATCAGGTGGTCTTTACGGAGCAGGTCAATTTGGATACTCTATCAACAGTGCATCAGCTACTACATTATCATCTACATCCACAGTATCAGCTGCTACCTCAGCTTCTATTGGATATCAATTTGGTGTTACTCCAGCTGACTATAAAGTTGTTGCAGTACCAACTTCAAGCTTTGCAAACCCAGACTTAAAAGGTGTTAGAGCATTTAGATTACTTTCTGGATCAGGACTAGTAGATGTAACTACTAACCCAGAATTTACTTTTGTATCTCAATCAACTGCAGGAGAGTACATTAACTTCGTGTCTAAACTAACTACAGCTGGCGGTACTTTGGGAGCTGCTGCACTTGTAACAGGTGGTACAGTTAAATATCAAAAACAACCGACTGATAACACAAGAGGTGACTTCGAAGATACTGGAGCTTCTACAGGATTAGGTAACATTGTTATCCCAGAAATCAACGTATCATTAGCTTCTGAAGCAATTGTTGCTAAAACACGTAAGTTAAAAGCACAATGGACTCCTGAGTTTGCACAAGACTTGAACGCTTACCACTCAATTGACGCTGAAGCAGAATTAACTTCATTGCTTTCTGAATACATCTCTATGGAGATTGACTTAGAATTAATGGATATGTTGATTCAAGATGCAGCTACAACTGAAAGATGGTCAGCAGTATCAAACAGAACCTGGACTGGAACAGCTTGGACTGATTCTTCAGTTGCAGCAGGTGGATATTACAACACTCAAGGTCAATGGTTCGGAACTTTAGGCACTAAAGTACAAAAAGTATCTAACAAAATTCACCAAAAAACTTTAAGAGGTGGAGCTAACTTCTTAGTATGTTCTCCAACTGTAGCTACAATCTTGGAATCAATCCCTGGATATGCAGCAGATACGAACGGTGACAAAATGGATTTCGCAATGGGAGTTCAGAAAGTAGGTAACTTGAATTCTCGTTTCAGAGTTTACAAAAACCCTTACATGACTGAAAATGTAATCTTGATGGGTTACAGAGGATCTCAATTCTTGGAAACAGGTGCAGTATATGCTCCATACATTCCATTAATCATGACTCCACTTGTATACGATCCAATTACTTTTACTCCCCGCAAAGGGATAATGACGAGATATGCTAAGAAAATGATCAGGCCCGAATTTTACGGAAAAATCTTTGTTAGCGATCTTACAACAGTATAGTCAAAAACTGATTAAAAAACTAAAGAGAGCTTCGGCTCTCTTTTTTTATGGGCTTTTGGTAATAGTACCCTATTTATATGAAAAGGGTATTATGAGAGAATTTATAGAAGAAACACATACGTGCACAAAGTGCCAAGCTACGATCCAATATACTAATATAGGAAGCTGGCGTAATGCTAAAACAAAAATAGGAAAAGGAAATAAGCTAAAGTGCCAACCCTGTGCAAGCAAGGAGGGAAGAGATAATAGCCTAAAAACTCCTACAGGAAGGCCACTAGGATCAAGAAATAGCTATAAAGTGTTTAAAGGTCCGGAAGTTTGGAAAAATATAGGATGGCACAACTTTGAAACAAGAATGCTTCAAATAGCAAGAAGAAGTGGTTACCAAACATACCAAGAATATAGAGACAGCCTACCTGCTTGGAAAGCCTATAAAATTGATGTATGGAGAATCACCAATCAACAAACCCTTCATACGCTAGAACACTTTAGTAAAAGAGGAGTTAACGGACAGACAGGAGCATATACTCTTGATCATATTATAAGCATAAAAAAAGGGTTCATAGAAAACACACCTCCAGAACGAATTGGGCACATAAGCAACCTACAGATGCTTCCATGGGAAGAAAATATAACTAAGGGATGGAAGTAAAGAAATAATTCCGTATATTTATAGGAAACAATAACAGTTTATATTCATGGCATCAAACCATCACACCGACGAGGTCTTTACTCAAAAGAGAAAACCTAAAACTCCTATTAAATTCAACTTAGTTCTTAATGAAGAACAAAAACAAGCCAAAGCAATTATTTTAGAAAACCCAGTAACCGTCTTAAAAGGGATGGCAGGGTCAGGAAAAGCACAACCACTAGATAGCTTAGTACTAACACCAAACGGGTACGTTACTATGGGATCGTTGCAAATAGGAGATGCAGTAAGCACCCCAGACGGACAACACGCTTTAGTAGTGGGCATTTTTCCACAAGGAGTAAAACAAGTCTATCGCCTAACTTTTAGTGATGGATCTTCAACTTTGTGCTGTAAAGAGCATTTATGGAATGTGCAGCATCGCAATAATAAGCACACACCAAAAAGACGCAACGGCTATATAAATAATAATCACGATATATGGCAAACGTACAGTGTTGAGCAGATACTGGATGCTGGATTACAAAATACCAGAGGACTAAATAACTGGTACATACCAATTACATCCCCAGTAAACTTTAATAGTATTAGTATTGAAGCAAAAATAGACCCATATTTACTAGGAGCATTGCTAGGAGATGGCCACTTAGGACATGGATCAATTATATTTTCAACAATCGACAACGATATACTACAACAAGTGCAACAGACCTGCAATAGTATGGGAGTGAGCGTAACGCCAACAGGGTACGGATGTGATTATAGATTAACCACACAGCGAGGGCAACCTAACCCACTACTTAATCACATTAAGCAGTTAGGATTGATCGGACATACATCAACAAGAAAATTCATACCAGAACAATACCTACTGCAAAACGTGGAGGATAGGGTAGCATTACTACAAGGACTTCTCGACACAGATGGGGGGGTAGAGTCATCTGCCGTATGCTTTAATACAACATCACAACAACTTGCAAAAGATGTACAGTTTCTAGTACACTCACTAGGAGGGACAACTACAAATAGACAACGTAAATCAAAACTAGGAGGAACAGAAACAGGAACAACATGCTACACAGTCACAATTAAACTATACAGCGGTTTTAGGTACTTTAGATTAGGTAGAAAACAAAATAGTGTGTTACAAAATAAGAAACTACCTAGTAGATCAATAAAAACAATCGAGTTGGTAGGAGAGGTGGAGTGTCAATGTATATCAATAGATAGTCAAGACCACCTATACTTAACAGATAATATGATTGTAACGCACAATACACTAGTAGCAGTACAGGCAGCATTGGATCTACTATTCAATAAAGATATAGAAAAGATTGTTATAACAAGACCTACCGTTTCTAAGGAAGAGATAGGGTTTCTACCAGGAGATATTAAGGAAAAGATGGATCCTTGGTTAGCACCAATTTATCACAACTTATATGCTCTATATAACAAAGAGAAAGTAGATAAGGAATTAGAGAATGGAAACATTGAAATTGTACCTTTTGCCTTTATGAGAGGTAGAACTTTTCTTAATTCATTTGTCATTGTGGATGAGGCACAAAACGTAACTCACGATCAAATGGAAACTGTAATAGGTAGATTAGGTAAGAATTCTAAGATGGTAATTTGTGGGGACACGTCGCAAATAGATCTTAAGATTAAAAAAGAATCTGGATTTTCTTTTCTAACAAGAATCGAAGGACAGGTACCAGGATTTAGAGTAGTTGAGTTAAAGCAAAACCATAGACACGAAATCGTAGTACCAGTATTGAAAGTATATGAGCAGTATAGAGACTAATGGCATCAGCACAGGAATAGTTTACCGATGGGTAAATACAGTTAACAAGAAGTGGTATATAGGCTCTCATGAAGGACCTGTAGATGGCGGATACTTAGCAAGCGGCAAGTTAGTAAATAGGGGATTTTTAAAATACGGAATAGAAAACTTTGTTAGAAAGATTCTATACGTAGGAGAGGATTTTAGAGAAGTAGAGGAGTTTATTTTACAGTTTGTAGATGCAGCATACGATCCAATGAGCTATAACTTAAAGAATAAAGCAGTTGGGGGAGATGTATGGAGAGGAAGAAAGAACACTAAAGAATACGAGGAGCACCTACAGAAACTATCTCAACCAGGAGAAGAGAATGGAATGTTTAACAAAAGACACTCTGTAGAAAGTAAAGCTCTTATGTCGAAGAGTAAGTTAGGAAGCATTCCCTGGAACAAAGGCAAGACAGGTATATACAGTGAAGAAGCTCTTAAAAAGAGAAATAAGAGTAGAAAGGGGTTTGAACACTCTCTAGAGACAAGAATTAATATGTCCTTAAATAGAGGAGGAGGTAGTAACAGTAATGCAAAGAGTGTTACTATCTACGGAGAAACTTATCAAACTCTAGAAGAGGCAAGTACTTCGTTAGGTATTTCTCGGTATAAGTTAAACAAGCTACTAAAAGTATACCAAGACTTTAGAGATTGATAAAAACTGCTATTTATAGATAAACTATACACATGGCTGCAGGAATACATAATTTTACAATAGAACAAGGAACTACAGTAGACTTTGAAGTACAGTATAAGGATGCAAATCTAGTACCTATAGATCTAACTGCGTTCTCTGGTAGAATGCAAATACGCTCTACCTATGCAGATAATCATCCAACAACCTACATCACCCTTTCGAGTTCCTTAGCACCTGATGGAACAGGTTTAAATTTTAGTGGAAGTGCAGCAAGAGGACTAAAACCACCTAAAAGTGGATCAATAGGTGTTTACATTAATGCAGTATCATCATCGGCCTTCAACTTTGCAAAAGCAAAATACGATCTAGAACTATACTCAGGAAGCTTTACAGTAAGGCTATTAGAGGGAACAGTAACACTAGATAAAGAAGTAACTAGAGTATGATAGTAAATGTATTAACAGACGGAATAACTACTGTAGAAATAATTCAAGACAACCTACCCAATGTAGTAGAAGTTTTTGAATCAGCAACACCCAATGTTGTAGAAATAGTTACAGCAGGACCACAAGGACCAGTTGGACCCTACCCAGAAACAGGATCATTTGCAACTACAGGTTCAAATACTTTTAAAGGAAATCAAATAATATCTGGATCTATATCTGTAACGGGAGGCATATCAGGATCGTTCTCAGGATCAGGAGCAAACCTATTCAACATTCCTGCATCAGGAATAACAGGATTAAACTTATCGCAGATAACCTCAGGTTCAGTATCAGCTTCAATTTCACCTAACAACGGACTTCAAGTTAATACCAATATAGTAGCACCTTCATTTACAGGATCATTTTCAGGATCAGGAGCAAATCTATTTAATATTCCAGCCTCTGGAATAACAGGTTTGAATCTATCACAAATATCGTCAGGCTCGGTATCAGCTTCCATATCAGAACAAGGTGGTCTTCAAGTAAATACGAACGTAGTAGCAACTTCTTTTACAGGATCTTTACAAGGTACAGCAACAAATGCTGAAACTGCTTCCCATGCACCCTCTTACGTACTAACAAGTAGTACAAGTTCAATGAGCGTACTAAGCTCGTCTTATGCTCAAACAGCTTCTTATGCTGCAGACTATTTACCACTAGCTAATACTAGCTCTATGTTAGCTCCTTATGTATTAACAAGCACTACGAGCTCAATGAGTGTGCTAAGCTCTTCTTATGCATTAACAGCTTCTCACGCTCCTTCCTATCTTCCATTAACTGGAGGAAGTATTACTGGAAACCTAACAGTAGCAGGAACAGCTTCAATCACATACCTAAACGTAACCTTTGAATCAGCCTCAGTAATATACTCCTCAGGTTCAAACGTATTTGGAGATGCAACAAACGATACTCAAACATTAAATGGTACAGTAATTGTTTCTGGTTCACAACAAGTAACAGGATCTTTAAAAGTAACAGGACCTACAACAATCAAAGCAGATTTTGGATTTAATGTTCAAAATGCAGCTTTAACAGTGTTAAATAATACACTCTCAGAAGAGGGAGGAGAAAGTGTTGGTACAGGAGTAGTTGGGTATGGATCTACAGGAGTATTTGGACAAACAGGAGACGGAATTGGTGTATGGGGAATAGCAAACGGTACTTCTGCCATTGGAGTTAGAGGACAAGCCAATAATACAGGTGCAATAGGAGTTTTTGCTGTTGGAGATGTAGGATTATATACAAGCGGAAGTACTACTGCAATTGAAGCAATAGGACCTGTAAACATAACAGGAAATACACAAATAACAGGATCATTATCTAACGGACTAGCTAACGTAGCATCAGGACTTTACTCACACGCAGAAGGAAGTTATACAATAGCATCAGGAATAAGTGCACACGCAGAAGGACGCGAAACAAGTGCATCAGGAGACTACTCACACGCAGAAGGAGAAAGTACAGTAGCATCAGGAAGAGCGTCACATGCAGAAGGGTTCGTTACAGTAGCATCAGGATCCTACCAACACGTTCAAGGTCAGTACAACATATCATCTTCTGCTCGATCAGCTTTCATTCATGGGAATGGAACATCTAACGCTAATAGATCAAATTTAATATTCGCTTCTGGATCTGAAGTTCAGATAACAGGATCTTTAAAAGTAAGCGGATCAATAACAGGTTCATTGTTTGGAACAGCTTCAAATGCAACTAAAGCAGAAACAGTAGTAATATCAGATAATACTACCTATGGTGGAGTTACCTTTTATCCTACATTCGTATCCTCAACAAATGCTCCAGCAAATTTACAAGTTGACAGCTTAACCCTCACATATAACCCATCCACAAATATACTAACCACTACATCTTCAAGAGCAATTACAGCTTCTTACGTAACAGGATCAATCTTTACAGGTGCTAATCCTGCTCTAACTTCATCTTATGCACTAACGGCTTCATACGCACTAAATGCTGGAAGTGGTGGAGGCGGAGCTGCTTTTCCATTCTCAGGTTCAGCAGTAATAACTGGATCACTTACCGTTACTCAAGGAATAACAGGTTCACTATTTGGAATAGCTTCAAATGCATTAACAGCCTCTTTTATAAATCCATTAAATCAAACTGTAACTATAACTGGTTCTTTTACTCAAGGAGAAGCAGGAAACAAAGCATTAGGACTAAATTCACACGCAGAAGGACGCGAAACAAGTGCATCAGGAGACTACTCACACGCAGAAGGCTACCGTTCAAAAGCATTAGGAGACTATTCACACGCAGAAGGAGTAGTTACACTAGCATCAGGATATGCTTCACATGCAGAAGGAAGTTATACAATAGCATCAGGAATAGGTGCACACGCAGAAGGATATCTCACATCAGCATCAGGATACTTCTCACATGCAGAAGGAGGGTGGAATGATTTTGACGGAACGGAATTTCCAGGCGGTCAAGCAATAGGAAACGGTTCACATGCAGAAGGATTTGGTACTATAGCAGTAGGAAACGCTTCACACGTACAAGGGTTGTATAACATAACTTCTTCTACAGATGGAGCTTTTATTCATGGAAATGGTACATCAGATGCAGCTAGATCAAACTTAATTTATGCTGCAGGAACAGAAGTTCAAATAACAGGTTCCTTAAAAGTAAGTGGATCGCTATTAGTAAACGGAGTCGCACCAGGTGGAGGAGCATCCTTTCCTTACACCGGTTCAGCTGTAATTACAGGTTCACTTGTAGTAACAGGTTCAACAACTTCTACTCAAGGATTTATAAAACCAGGAGCAGGTTCTCAATATCTTTTAGCAGATGGTTCAACTTCAGCAGGAACAGGAGGCTCTCCTTTTCCTTATACCGGAGATGCGCAAATAGCAGGATCTTTGAACGTAACAGGATCGCTAAACATATCAGGATCATTACAAATTTCAGGATCAGCTACATTTACCGGTCCTATATCAGCAAGTAACTATCAAACATCTTGGACAGAATACTCAGGTTCATCACTAATTAACGGATGGAATTTAACAACTCCAGCATACACTAGTAAGAATATTAGGTACATGATTATTGGAAAACTAGCTCATATAGAGTATTTTATAAATGGAACAGGAATTAATACAGGGCCGACAAATTTTACACTACCTTTTTCAGCATCAGGTAACGTAGTAACTCAAAGCAATGCAATGCAATGTTTTCTTGGAGCAACAACACCTATAGGAATGGCAACAATAACATCAGGAAGTATTACAGTAAATTGCCTACAATTTACAACAGCCACAGCACAAACAGCAACTTGGGGTGGAACTGCAAACAAAGGAGTAAGAGGATTATTAACAATAGAAATAGCATAACTATGGAATACTACCATGTATATAATGAAAATTTTCAATATATTGGAACAACTGAAGCTGAACCAAGTAATTCTTTATGGACAAATATAGGATTCAATGAGTCCTTTATAAAACCAACATGGGAAAGTACACAGTGGATTGAAGGTGCAACACAACAAGAGTTAGCAGATTATAGAAAAAGTCAAGTTCCTTATGAAGTTCAACTATGGAGAATTAGAACTGTATTAAAACTGACACAATTAGAAGCTCAAATAGAAACTGTACTAAACAACTTACCTGAACC